TTTTAGAAGTTTTTTAAAAGTGTAACATTATGTAATAACAAAATGATACATATGTATTCTTTTGTTACAAGAATGAACCCGTATTAGATGTATCTAATTGTCCAGTATTCATAAACTCCTTTGTTAGATTTGCATTATATTTTTTCATTAAATTAACAATACGAGTAATGTGCTGTGTTTTAGAACCAGTCATCTCACGAATCAATATGTATATAGCTTTCTTATTAAAGTTTTCTATATTCTCTCTCCTTCTGAACATCTCTAATACAGCATCAGCTACAAGAATATCTTTCTGTCGTCTAAAAATATTAGTCAAATTATTATCCCAATACTCTAACATTTCTTCTACATACTCTTTGTTAAAATCTGCAATATCACCAGCATTTTGTTTTTCTTTTATATTAGTACTATAATCAAGAACTTCCATCTTGTCGTGTATCTTGTAATTCTTATAATTTTTATTATTATGAAGAATCAAGTAATTTTTAGCAACAATACTAAAGTAGGAAAACGCCTTTCCCTTACCTTCTTTGAATTTGTGCATGTTCATCACAAGAAAAGAAACAACTTCGTGTTTAACCTGATCCGATGGTACATCGAAATAATAAAACTTAAAAGTATGGATGATATTTTCTGCTAACTTATCAAAGGCAAAAGCAATATGTTCATTATAAATAGTATTCTTTAATCTAGCACTATCAGTATTATTATACCTAATAATAGCATTTTCAACCGTTTGGTCAAAATAATAATTTTTAGGTTTTTTCTTTTTCTTTACTGGTTGTTTAGCCTTGCTCACTAATTGACTCCTTTTCTGATAAATCGTTTATATCGTTAATTACTTCTTTTATTGATTGAAATATTGTTCCAACTTCGTCATCTGCTTCAAAGTGACCTGTTGAATCTATTTCAGTAAGTTCTTCTTGAACACGAACTATCCTATCAGAAAAATCTTCTACCCAAGTTTCAAGTAGTTCTGTTTTTCTCATAAGATTCCAAATTACATAGGTTTCAGTAATAACAATTACTCCTGCACAACCTAATAAGATTTCTATTATCATTATTTATCTCCAAATAGTTCATCAAATAAATCTTGATGTTTAGATTCTAAAACTTTATCTTTCTGTTTTTTCTTAGGTTCTTTTTTACCAACACTAATATTTCTAATGTTGCTCAACCTACTTTCCATTTCTTCCTTATTATCTTCATCTTCTCGTTTCCATTCATCGTATTCAGCTTGTGTCGCCATATGGTCAGCCCAATGTATGATGTATGGTAGATGATTTTTCAATGAACGACTGGCATCAAATACTTTCATATAGTAAGTGTTTGCCTCATCGTACAACCCATCAGATACTTTGATAGCAAGAGTTTCTTTTAGACTAACCTTAACACCAAAGTGTTGTAGTAGAAATAAAGCTCTATCTGTTACTCTCATATTGTCTATGTCTACATTATGTGTGAATATCTCACCAAGAGTTTTTCTTCTCCAATCATTATCTTGTGGGATGTAATACTCTCCGTTCAAATCACCGACCTTACCCAAGTCGTGATGCATAGCAGAAAAGATAAGTTCTTCATCTGTCCAATCTTTGTAACCACCGACCTTTTCATAAGTCTTGGATACCTCTAAAGCCGTTTCAACTACATGAAGAACATGATTTACATAACCACCAGCATAACAATAATGGTATTCTTCTTTACCACTAGCTGGAGCTACAACCATTCTATCTTCGAAGAACTTGTACATTTCAAGAAGTCGTTCTTTTCGTTCTCCTTCAAATGTGTCCTCTACGAGTTGCAACAACTTATTCCAATTACCGAGTAATTGTTCTTCAGTAAGTTGTTTCATTTATAACCTCTTATTTTATAATTTTCTCAATTTATTTTTAGTGGTTGTTATCCTATGTTGATATGTACCTTCGGTCTGTACAACATAATAATCATCTCCCTCAATTTTTTCAACTTGATACGCTGGTTCATTACCACTATTTATTCCTGTCATTAATACGGAAACCCAATCCCCCACTTTTAGTTCAGTATTCTTTTTTGACATATAGTTATTCTCCTTTATTTATGATTTTTTATCTTTTAATATTACTTCTAAATTATCTGTCCAATTCATCTTATAGATGTGAACATTCTCATACTTATATGGTTTAACAGAAACAGATTCTAATATATCCACATAATTAACGAACTTAGGATTCATAGTATCTCTGACATTATACACTCCATCCTTATCCTTTGTTCCTTTGATTAAAATAAAATCTCCATAATCAAATGGGCCTCCCCATCTTTTCAAGAGATTTCGAGAAAGTGCTACAAACTTGTAATCACTTGCTTTACTGATACGAATTTTAGTTCCATCCGCAGTAATGTTTGGTGTCATATCAGTTTGTGGATATACAGGTTGATACATTGTTACATTAACCTCTATACCATACTGATAGAATTGTTCAAGTTCTGTATGTAGTTTTTCATTACTCTCTAATAGTTTATCAACCTCATTTGAATAAAATTCAGTTTGATTTTTAAACATATTAATAGATATAAATCCATTAACCATAGTTACTAAAACAACTCCCGCGATTGCTGTTTTTGTATTTATCATATTATTTCCTTTCGAATTACTCTTGATCTTACGACATTTTGCAGTAAAAGTCAAGTCATTTTTTGTAAAAAATGAATATAGGTTCATATTTTAAATAAGTTCCGTTTATTTTAACCGCGTTTTTGACATTAGATTGGTCAACTCCAACCATTGAAGTCATCAACATTTTGAGTTTACCTTGATACTCACCACCGAGGGATTCGACTATATCGATACTATCTTGTTCAAGAGGGTGGTATTTATCTTTTCCGATTTTTATATCGGCTATGTTCCATAATAAATATCTATCTTTTCTTAAATTCTCATATGCGTTGGTTAATGTTGGTCTTAAAAAATCATCTCTCCAGCTATCATACTTAGGATATAACTTAAAGGATTGTTCCTCATCTTCACTATATTGCTCTCTGTCAAAGTATGGCGGACTTGTGAAAACTAAATCAAGTTTGCCCTTATACGATTGAAACTCAGAATTGTTCCCAATAAATTCACTTCCATCTTGAAATAAATGATAGGTGTTTTGATCTTCTTCCCAAAATCTATTACTCTCTAATACCTCGTTATTAAAGAAATCAGCTACATATTCATATCTTGATTTACCCAACTCATCTATGTAATTATCTGTATTCGGGTCTGTTCCAATATAATGAATTCTTTTTAATGATGACATAGCTCCAAGAATACGACCACCCCAACCACTTGAAGGATCGTAAATATTTAGTGGTTCAGTTTGGTTGATATGGTCTGTATATCTTTCATATAAGTATCGTGCTGTAAGTGGTGGAAAGTTTACTGCTGGTTGTCCAAGTCCTAATCTGAATGCTTGGATACCTGCTGGAAATAACTTTTGTCCTAATTCAAAATCCCTTACTAAGAATTTATATGTATCACCATCTAATTCTTTTGGTAGATTAGTCTTGTGTTTATCATCCAACTTCTCTACTTCTTCAACTGATAAGGTCTTGTAGATACTCTCTACAGCATTATGTTTGTGTTGAACGATAAAGAAGTTCTCTGGTATCTCCTCACCATCTAAAACACATTTAGACCAATTGTACATGGAATCTCTTTTTAAGATTCTTAATATAACTTTTTGAAATTTGTCTTTATATTCATCTGTAAACCAATCGTAGATACTACCATTCTGAACACGAGTCTTTAACATAGTCGGAAAGAATTGATTCACGCCACTTGCGTGTTTGTTATAATTCTTTATAACATTATTATTACCATCGTCATCACGAATTAAAAACTTATTATGTACATTATACTCTCTGAGTTTTTTGAAATTCTTTTTTATCTCTTTGGTATCTTGTCCGATGGTAGGTGGGATACCTTTATCATCCCATTCAGATAATATAAAACTTCTAAGACTTTCTATCCATTCAGAAGTTTCTTCTTCGTTCATATATAGTAATTCCTCAAAGTTGATGTTTACATCACTCTCAAGCAAATTACTTCTTTCATAATAATATTTTTTCATATCAGGAATTTACAAATTTTTATAACCATTTACAAGTGTTTTATTGCTATTTTGTGGAGCTGGGGAGATTCGAACTCCCGTCCTGCTTGCCTTCTTTACAAAGTCGTTCACAGCTTAGTTAGGTTACTACCCTCTGAGAAGTTACCTACAAACCACCAACTACTTTACACAGAGTAGCCAACTGGCAGTTTCTTTAATCTCTAACTTCGCTCTAGCTAAAGAGAGTTCGTCTAACTTATTTTATGACCGAGTGTTAGACAACTCAGTACCTTATGCCGCGTAGGCGTAAGATGGTTGGTAATCACCGATTGGTAAATCAACCGAGTAATCATACTCAGCTAAATGCCAATCAATTACCAACCCGTCTAGCGATTCATCGCCAATTAGGTTTCGTTGAGTCTTATTAAAGAGTTTACTCATACTCTGCTGCACTTTAGTATCGAATAACACCAGTCGATTTCCAAGTCAGCCCCATAAATCTTCATTTTCTAAATCACTATCGTTTTCGTATTCTTTTATAGGATTTTCTTCTTCGTATATTAATTCTTCTAATAATCCTTTAATGATATCCCAATCTTTATCATCTAAGGCTTCACTTAATATCTGTATAATCTTAGTTATGTCCATATAAGTATCTCCGTGATTAGAGATAAGTATCAAAAACTAAATTAATCGTTTAATAATTTCTTAGTTTTATTATTGTCCTTTACATCACCATAATCATCAAAATATTTTTTAAGTGATTCTAAATTTTCATTAGCCTCAGATAATTTTGCAGTCCAAATATGTATCTCATCTAATATCTTAGAATGTTCCCCAATTCCTACTGACTTATTGAAATACAATTCTAATGTGGCTAAAGCCTCATCTCTTTGAGATTTCCAATGACTTAGAGCTGCAGTATAAAATTTATTCATTTTCTTCTCCGTTAATTATTTAAATAAATATTCAAATCCTATTTTTGCTTTGTAAAACTCTTTTCCTTGTAGTTTAGAAATTTCACCAAGATTGTAAATTCTTACCTTTTCTGTAAGCTTCCAAGATACTTTGAACTTATCTTCAAACTCAAAAGTATCCCTACCTTCTTCTGCACTTGGTGGAAAGTATCCATCAAAAGTTACTTCAACTTCTACTCTATCATCATAATATTTTTTCTTTTGACTCATACCAAAACTAAAGAATGTTTCAAAGTTTCTACTAAATGGATTATCCTCATCATTTCGACTCGTGAATCCATATGTCCAATCTCTGAATTTACCTCTCCAGTCAATCTTTAGATACTTTACACCTTGACTCTCTTTGTTCATATACTCTGGTTTAAAGTATACACCATTATCTAACTTTGCCCAAAATAAATCATCAATATAAAACTCACCGAGTTCTCGTTCCCATTGACGATTCAAATGAAAGTTATCATGACTCAATCCAATACTAA